TAGACGCGCCCGCACCGTTGAACGGGGAGCAGACAACGCCGTTATCCTTGAGGCGGAGCGAAACTGACCCGCCATATCCGCCACCCATATCGACAACAACAGGACAATTATCTTTGCGATACTTGAAGATCGTCGCCGCCGAAAAATTCCCATCCGCCGTCACATCGCCCTTGTCGGTCACAATCGGCGCAACCCATCCGCCATGCCGATACGCAAGAGCCGCAGCGTCATCCCCACCGCCGGCAGGATCGAACCCCATGGCCGTCATGGCGAAATCTTTGCCGCCATCCGGCGTCCATCGAGACTGCGCAGCCAGAACCCAGGAAGTCGGGATCACCTGAAACTCGTTGTCCCGCATACCGACATCGAACCGCCCCTCTCGGAGCATCGTCCGCATGGGCTCCGGCATGGCTTCCAGCGTCGCCGCATAGCCAGAACGCATGAGGTCCGGGTTATCCTCTAACCTTCCCCCGATGAACGTCCGAGACCGCGCATAGACCTCGCGCCCGTCGATGAAATGCGGCCCCTTGCCGTCTACCTCGACATCCTCGCCGCTGATCGTGGTGAACCAGCGCAACTCTCCCGGCTTGGCGGGGTTGGGGTGTGTCGCATCGAGCCACGGCCCCCAATACTGAATTACCCAAGCACCTTCAGCCGTCAGAGGCGGATTGCCTGCAGCAACCACCCGGCACCGCTGACCTTCGATGGCCGAACGGTTCCAGCCAATCAGAAAGCGATATTGCGACAGGGTGAAATGGCAAATCTCATCGAAGCCGACAAAATCATGCGGGCGACCCTGAAACCGCTCCTTATCGTCCTCATGCGGGACAGAGCCGAATTCCAACTCTTTCCCATCACCCAGACGCCAAACCTTGTCTTGCGCGTTGTATCCGTCGCGAGAGCCAAGGATACGCGCGCACTCATCGACAAGGCCCTTGATCTGCGGATATTCCCGCCGGAACAGGATCGAACGCCGATGGTTGTTTATCGCCAGACCGGCAAGCAGCGCCGACTTTCCGCACCCGGCCGAGCCGCCGTAAAACAGTTCGTCCGCTTCCGAGAAATACGCAGAGACTTGCGGGCCTGGGTTTGGAATGAACTTCTCTGGCGTTCCCGCAAGAGCCAGTTTGACCGTCTCGTTGCGTTCCTTCTCCGGCAAGCCGTTCAGCCTGCCAAGGATCGCGTCCAGCACATCCGTCAAATCGTCGCGTCCACAGCGTCAATCTGAAGATGAATGCGCCGGCCGTCCCAGCCGTTCACGACCTCGTGCGGCGTTTCGTAACGCACTTCCCACAGGAAACCCGGCTCCAGATAAACCGACTCGCCAGCATCCGGCCACGCCATGACGATGGACGGATCAGAGACTAACGGAACCTGAAACCGCCGCCAGTCCGCGCCTTCCGGCATCCAGCTATCGACATGCAGCGGGATAGACTGGAAAGGCTCCAGCCGACGCAGGATCGCCCGCGCCAGCCGCCCGCCAATCCCGAGCCCGTCGATCAGATCGCCAACGGGATTCGGGAAAGGCTTAAGCACAACATCGCACCCGTAACTTCCCGCACTCTTTCCCTCTTGATTGACGTGAAACCACGCCAGATCGTTGACGATGGGAAGAACGCGAGAGATGTCTACCGGCTTTATGCGCCGGTAGGATTGTTCGGGAGCGAGACGCGGCATTAGAGGTCGACGTCAATCGCCGGCAGGACGAAGCCCGACACCGCGTCAGTCGAAGCCGACAGATTGTCAAAGAAGCCGCAGCCGCCGACCGCGCCGAGCGTATGAGCGCCGGTCACGTCCGCATGGCGGCAACGATTGTGCGCGATAATGCCGGAATTGTTCGGACTCGCCGTATCGTTCGAGATGAACAGGTTACCTGAAGTCGCCTTGGACGAAAGGAAGTTCCACAGGACGCGAACGCCCTTCAGGTCCTTGCCGGTTGCGCAAGTGATCAGCGTCGCAAGGCCAGTGCCTTCCGAGATGACAACATTGCGCCGAACGACCATCTGGTTCACGTCGCCGGTCGTCAGGATGAACCCGAGCGTCGCGGCATCGACGGTGTAGAAGAAGCAGTCTTCCACCGTCAGCATGTCCGCCGTGTTATCCGCTCCGGAACAGGTGATCGCGCTCTTGAAGTTCTCGTCTACGACGTTATTGACGAACTCGCAGCCCTTGATCGTCGCGCCGACCGCCGTCACATCGAAGCAGGCCACAATATCCGCATGGCCAGCGGCGAAAACGAGATTCTCGATATAAGCATCGGCAGCCGAGATGGCGTAGGTTACAGACGTGCCCGCATCCATAAGGAAACGCGGACGCTGGTTGCCGACACCGAGACCAATGACCGAGACGCCCGCCACATCGTGAGCAATGCCGCCCGCGCCTGTGATCGTCTCGGCATGGTTCGGCATGACGATAATCGTGTCGCCCTGGTTCGCCGTGCACTTGGCGAAGGCAGAGTCAAGAGTGGCAAGCGCCGTGCCGGGGCTGGAGCCGTCAGAGCCCGCAACGGCGGAATCGACATACCACGTCTTGCCGCGACCGAGACCAGTGGGAGTGGAGCCGCCAACCGGACGGCCATCGAACAGAAGCGAGCTTTCGTTAAAGCCGACCTTCTTTCCGTGAATCGAGACATAAGGCATTGTAGATTTCCTTGCTTAGTGCTGTTGCTTGTGGAGCCCGTTATGCCCGGCGGCGGCTACTAGTTACGCAAAGGGTGTTAGGCGGCGCTGTAGGCTTCCGCATCGTTCTCCGGCGCAGGGACAGGCGCATTCTCTTCCGCCTTCGCCGCGTCGATCTTGCGCTTGAAGTGCAAGGCCGCTTCCGCAGCATCCAGACCAGCCGCCTTCACAGCGATGTTGACCATTTCCAGAAACACGCGGGCTTCGTCGTCGTTCAGTTCGATTTTCATGCTTTCTCCAAAGCAGTGCCCGGCCAGATGGAGAGACGCGCAGGCTGACCGGGCTGCTCCTGCGCGTGTCTGGTTAGACAGGAGTCAGAACGATAGGCGTCACAGCCTCACGCGCGGCGGCTTCGGCCTGCTGGATATACCACTGGTCAACGCGGCCCTTGATTTCGAGGTAAACGCCCTCCGTCAGAGCGTGGAAAACCTCGTCTCCAGTCGGCTGGCGATAGCTGTCTGCAACCGGCGGATTGGCGTTCGGATCGCCGGGAACAAAGACGCCTTGCGGGAAATAATAAACAGCAGCCCACGTCGCAACGCGGTTATAGTCCGCATCCGAGAGCAGCTTTTCGTTCGTGTCTTCGGAAACGTCAATGTCGCGCTTGCCGATGAGTTTTATATAGGCCATTGCCCTAGTCCCTCAGTATCCGCCTTAAGCAGCGATAAGCCAGTTAGTCGCATCACTGAAGACGATGACCTTATTTGCCCCGCCGCCTGCGACAGTAGATCGTGCAGTCGTCGCGTTTGCATCAGTGACGAAAGCCATAGCGCCTGCGCCAGCATCAGCCGCAGCCGGTAGAGTCGCGACAGTGTAAGAGCTTAAAACAGCCGTCCCGACATTGATTGCAAGGCCCGTCGTTTGCGTCTGTGCGCCAGTGCCGGAGCCAACCTTGATAGGTGACTTAAGATAGAGAATCGACGGTGTAGCTGTTCCAGTCCCGTTACCGGATTGGATAGTCAGGTTTCCGCCAGCCGTATTTGTATCTGTTCCAGCCCTTGAACCTTGAGCCTGAAGCGTTTGCGCGACCGGAGAGGCGGCTGCCGCCGCGCCCATTTGTAGCGTAGCAGCAGCAGAGCGGGTTAATATTGTGTCGGCAGTCCCATACCACACACCACTAGATGACCACCCAAGCGGGATATTATTAGCAAGTGTGGCGGCGCTACCTGTGAATCCGATAGATGTGTTGTTTAGAGATATTTGGCTGGTCGCATTAATAACAGAAACAGTATCGGATACTGCTGTGACATTTCCAGCTTTGTCTACTTTAAATTTGCTAGAACCACCAACCTGTAAATCAATAAGAAGCGACGCAGATGCGCTTGCCGTGTCTGTTACGTTGAACTTCAGCCCTGTGAACGTAACAGCGCCAGCATTCCACGTCTGCGTCAGGTTCAAAACAGGGTTGCTGGTCGTGACCGTCGCGCCGCCGACGCTCAGAGCGCCGTTGGTGTTGTCAAACGACAAAAGCGAGCTTTCCGTGACCTTGTTCGTCGCGGACTCGAAAAGCAGCCGGCCAGCCGTGCCGGATGTGATCGCCGTCGTGTCAATAGTGACGCCGCCACCGCCAGCGACCCAAGACGTGACGCCCGTGCCGTCCGTCTGGAGAACATAGCCATTCGTGCCGTTGTCAGGCGGAAGGGTAAGCGTCCACGCCTCAGTAGCCGAGCCAGAACCCTGGATCGTGGTTGCGAACGCACCCGCCGCCGTATTGGCTAGGATGATCGAGCCAGCCGTGGTTTGCTGCGTCCCGAGCGTGATGTCGTCAGTAAACGTCGGAGAGTTGGCGAAGACGAGCGCGCCGCTTCCCGTCTCGTCGGAGATAACCCCGGCCAATTCCGCCGATGTCGTCGCCGCGAACACAGACAGTTTGTTGCCGGTGTAGGCGACCGTTCCGCCAGTGCCGAACGCGACCGAACTTCCATCAGTCCCGGTAAACGTCAGCGTATTGCTTGCCGTAAGCGTCTTGCCATCGGCAATCGTCAGCGTCGAGCCGGTCGCCGGAGCCGTCAAAGCAACCTTGTTAATGCTCGTAGCCGTCGCAACGCCAAGCGTCGGCGTCACCAGCGTCGGGCTATCGCTCATAAACGTCTTGAGAACGGAAAGCTGGTAGATCGACGGGCTTGCTGACGCCTGCGTGTCCGCGCCAAAAACAAAGGCGTTCGCGTCAAGCGACGTGTCTGGCGTGGCCGTTTTAAAGTCGAATGTCATCTACCGCGTCCCCGCCGCCTGCATCTAATCACGATGTAATCCGTCACCGTTCCAGCCCCGCCGCCGCCAGGATCGCACCAGTAAAGAGGATCGCCGCCCCATTCGAGCGCGTCCACATCCCACATGAGCGGACCAGGACAGGTGACGGGCGTGCACCAATAAAACGGATCAGAGCCCCAATAGAGAGCGTCCGAGCCCCACATGAGCGGGCCGGGACAATCTGACGGATCAGCCCATTCAAGTTGAGCCGTGTCCCAGAATAGGCCGTTGCCTGTTCCCCACTCGAAGAGAGCCACATTTAGCCCATGAACCCGGCGAGCAGCGCCCGCGCCTTGGCGATGCGGTCCTCAATGTCGGCAAGTTCAGCCTTCTTCGCAGCCAGCACGTCATTGGCTTCCGCGACCGCGTTGAGCATGGCTCCGGCGTTCTTGCTCGCCTCATTGGCGGCAGCGCCCCACTTCTCCGCATCCGCGCGAGCCGCAGCCCCCGCCTTCTCAGCAGCCGCGACAGCATCAGCCTTTGCCGCCTCGACAAGAGAAGCAGCCTTGGCTTTCGCAGTCTCGACAATCTCGCTCGCCTTGGCTTTCGCGACGCCGAGCGCCGTTTCTGCAAGAGCGATCTTCGCCTCGACCTCGCCCAGACGAACGCCAGCCGCGTCAACTTCCGCCTGCCGCTTCGCCCTGCGTTGTTCGGCCTCGTCGGTCAACTGGTCGATAGCCGCCACATCGGAAATGGCCGAGGCGATAACCTGGACAGCCTCCAACTGCCGGGCATGGGCCTTCAGAGCGGCGACCGCGTCGTTAAGAGTCATTGTCATCTGTCCCGCCCGCGCATGTGAAGGTAAATCGTAAGACTTGTCGTGCCATCGCCGCCAGTCAGAGCCGGTCGGATCAGCGCCGGGACTTCGAGGATCGCGTTAATGCCAGCAGACGTGAAAGCGCAGGCCGTAGAACCGTCAACCATGTGAAGGCTTGACCAAGTGGTTCCGCCGTCGTTCGAGCCCTGCATGGTGATAGTGCCGCCGCCGAACGTGCCGATGACTTGCACCGCCCTGTCGGCAAATTCAGTGAAGGCGACGCCCGCGCCAACCGTGTTCGTGGTCGTCAGCGTGTCCCAATGGACGACCTGAGAGCCGCCATGTGTCGAGGGGTCGAGTGCGTATGCGATGGTTGCCATTTAGGTTTAGACCTCTTGAATTGTCCCATAACCGTCCCATAATTGTCTCATGGCTAAACTATGGGACCAGCTACAGAAGGCTATTGAGAATGAGCAACGCTCTCAGCCGCGAAGACGCGCGCGAGATACTCAAGATGATTGCCGATCTGGCGATAGTCCCGCACTCGCTATTGAGCCGGACACCGATCCGCATAGACGACCCGAGAATCTCAGACATCCTAAACGTGGGCGACCGCGCCTCGAAGATGCTGGAGAAACTCTCACAGCAAGAAAGCCATGGGCAGAAACCGGAATGAGCAGAAGTTCTTGGTATAGAAGGCAGAAAGCTAATCGCCTTCCTTGACTTCCCGCTTGCCCTTCTCCAGCAGAAACCCAATCCGGCGAGCTAGTTCGAGATGCGACACGTCCTTCGTCTCGATTGGCCCGCCGTCTTTGCCGGTCATCTCAACAGAGGCTTTGTCGCCGTATTTCTTGGGGGAGAGCTTCGACGCCCGCCATTGCTTAGACCAGATGATGACACGAGCCGCCTGCGGATCAAGCTGACCAGAGCGAATTTCGCCCTCGATGTCGGCCATGTCGTCGTGAAGACAATCGGCCTGACATTCCCTCGCACGGGCGGTATTTGTGGCAAATTCAGGCTTTTCCGCTATCCACCTTTGAACGGTGACGCGATCCGGCATGTGAGCGTCGCGGCAAATCTGTCTCAAGCTCTCGCCTTCAGCTAGGCGATTACAGATTTCTTCCGCCAGTTCCGGCGTAAAGAGCGACGGTCTTCCTGCACCAACTCTAGCACCACCCACTTTTACCGGCTCCTTGCGTATATCTGTTTCACCAGCCAGACAGCCATGCTCACCTTTGCGGCGAAGATCACGGTTTTCAGGATGGCGGATTGCATTCGATTAGTTCCAGGTGACGTTGCGACAGGCTGTCTGAGTTAGCAGGACAGCTTGCACATAGGCCGCTCGCAGCCCGTCATTGTGCTCTAGGTCAGTAGCGTTGAAAGCGAATGGCTCCCCGCCTTCGATACGATACCAGCCGAGAGTGTTGCGGCTGATCCGGCGCGCGACCTTGGCCCGTTCGTTAGAGGCTGTCCGACGAATGGCGAGACGGGCGCGGGAGGTTTCCATTCAGTCGTTCCCGTCCCTGTGGCGCATGACGTGCAACATGCAGCCGAGCGCCTCGTGATCGCTAATCTCTTGCTCGCGCTTCTCTAGAAACGCCGGGTCGCCGTGGTTTTCCGGCCCCCGATAGGCAAGAGCGGCGGCTTTCTGCTCATCGGTCAACTGAGACCAGAAACCAACCATTCCCCCGGCGGCGGCAATATGGCCTTGGTGTTCGCGTCGATACTCAGGAGTATCCCGGTAACGCTTTGCCGTCCGTTCTAGCTGGCCGATACGGTCAAGGGCGGTGCCAAGTTTGGCTTCAAGACTACGCAGGCGGGCAAGAACGTCGAAATCGGTCATATTTTTTCCAATGCCCGCTTGACTAAACCCTCAATTGGGGGTTAGATAGGCTCATCGGATGGAACTGGTTCCGCCGAAGTTGGGAGAGACCCGATGACAAACACCGAAAGATTTTACGCCGACCTTAACCCCGCATTCGGAGCGTGGCAGGAAAAGCGTTACGTCATTTTCGACGCCGAAACGAAGCGCCCGGTCGCGCGCGCCATTGCGCCCCAATACACCAGCCGCAAATCCGCCGAGCGGATTGCTGATCGCCTCAACTGCATGGAAGAGTTTAAGCGGCTTGCGCACTAACAAGTGGGGCTTCTAGCCCCTCTCAACTCTTAGGAGAGACGGAGATGACAATACGAGTTATCGTTAGGACTTTCGACGCTTCAGCCGCCGCGCATGTCGGCGGTCCAGTCGAGCAGGCGTTTGACACGTTCGACATACACGACGAGCGCCTTGAAACATTTTTGCGCGCCAACAAGCCCCAATTCGGAGGGCGAGAGGTTATTGGCGTTGAACTCTTGCCGGAGGCTCAAGAATGACCCTCGACCGCTCCGCCATCATGCGCGACGCTTGGCGCAGATACCGAGACAGTCAGCGTCTCAACCTTGGTTGGGACTTCGCACGCTGCCTCAGGATGTCGTGGACGGCGGCAAAGATCAGAGCCGTTGTGCCGCGCCGGTATTATCAGCCTTCAGAGCATTCGGCGGTGATCTACGCATGACATGGCAACCGATAGAAACCATGCCGAAAGGCGAACATTTCCTCGCTTGGTGCCCGTATAGGGCGGGGGAGGACATGCAAAAGGTTAAGCTGCTTCAGGCGCTTGGGCTCTATACGGAACCAAGCGGCGGGCGAATTGTCGTCGCCCAGAGGATTCCGTCAAAGCGGCGCAACTACAGCAAGCCGCACAACGTGAAAGACGTAAACAGCCCAAAAGGCGAGCAATACGTTGCTACCCATTGGATGCCCTTACCGGAGCCGCCCGTTGACCCCTGAAACCCTAACACGCATCGGACGGATAATGTTCGGGAGCAGGTGGCAAACCGAAATGTCCTACGCATTGTGCGTCAACGTAAGGACTGTCCGCTCTTGGCTATCCGGTCGGCTTCCGATACCGCCCGGCATTCGGGAGGAACTGCGCAGGAAAATACAGGACAAACGGCGGGAACTGTTGGACGCAATCGACATGCTGGACTAGGAGAACGCTATGGAATGGCAACCGATAGAGACGGTTCCAAAGGACGGGCAAACAGTATTAGCCTACGTCCCGGCGCGGAAAGGCTTTGTATCCCGGCAAGACGTTATCCCCGTGCATTGGTCTAGTTGGGGAGGCGGCGTTTGGGAAAACTCAACAAGTGGCGGGAAAGTGAATGATAATCCATCCCATTGGATGCCGTTACCTGAACCTCCACGCTAACGCCGCCGCCTCAACATCCGGTTTTCGCTTTGGCTGTCACAGTAAGCGCGGGCGACTAGAAGAACGTCCGCGCGACTGACCGGGCAGCCGAGAAAGATAAGCCTAAGCATCACATCAGCCGCGTGGAAATCGTCAGGGCCGAGCCTGTCGTCTGTCCAGAGCTTGAGGATATAGGCGGCGGCTTCGGTTTTTGTCACAGGACCCCGAACGGGCGCGACTCCGTTTGTCGGCATTCCGCGTCACCCGCTAGCGCCTGCGGGTTGGCTTCTCAGGGCGTTTAGAACCGTGGCTGCGGGGCTCGAACCCGCTTCTCCCAGGGCTCCCCGAAAGGGCCTGGGTGAACTACCATGTCGTGCTCAACCACGGATAGCTTTCGAGCGTGACGCGGGGCCTAGCGAATTTTCGGCCCTATTTGAAAGCCAGCAGGCTCGTTATTGCTCGCGCAGACGCTTGAAACTCAGAAACTTGGAGCCAGCGAAAGGAATCGAACCTTTGCAACGCCTGCTTACAGGGCAGGTGCTCTACCAACTGAGCCTCACTGGCAAAACTCGTAATTCAGGGCGCAAACCTCCAAAGCCTCAACCGCATTCGGGAGGCTTTGGCGCGTTCGTCGGGGCCGTGGCCTTATTCCGCCGCCGCTATTAAACGCTCTTGCTCGACGTGGACAGGATACACACCGCCTAGCGCCGATACCGTTACCACAGCTTTGCCTTTGTCGTCAAGTTCCAAAAATTCCCCGATAATCTCGGCAACGGCGTTAAGCGCAAGCTTCACCTTCTGCCCGTGCCGGAACCGCCCTTTGGTGTTCGCTTTGTTGAGAATGACCGGACCAGCGTCGATCAAATCCGTGACGTAATGCGTTGGCACTTCCGCGAGCCTGTAGCCGCTTTCTGTCCAGTGTCCGAGCAAACCAGCCACCCCAATCGCCCGGCAGGCTGCGTCACGCTCTGCGGCGTTGTGTAGCTCGACAAAGACATACCCGCCAAACCTGGGGCGTTCTCGGAACCGCTCGATTTTCGTCCGCTTGTCGATGAAGTAGAAATGCTCGACGGGGCGGAAGTTCCGAATGCCGGCGCGGCTAAGGTATAGAATTGCTCTTGACTCGCGCCCATGAACTTTCGCGATTACCCAAGCCATGTTGACCCCCTTAGAGCAAATACCCTTGAGATTGCATAAACTCTACTGGATCACGCGCATGTTTTGTGCAGTTGCAATGAGCGCATAACAACTGAAGATTTTTTGGCCAGTTTGATCCTCCACGGCTCAGAGGGATTATGTGGTCAACGTGGCCGTTACCGTTAAGCTTTATCCTGCAACAAGCACATTTGTCCTTCTGGCGTTCCCGGATTGCCATAACGTCTTCTGGCGTATGCCTACCTTCTGCCGCCTTCTTTACGGCGTCTCTGTTCCTGTTGTGCGCCCTTACACGCTCTTTGTTTTCCCTTTTCCATATCGCTCCACGAATTTTGACATCTGCTTTAATCCGCTCCAAATTTCTCTCAATATATTCCCTACGCTTTTTTCGTTTTTCGTCATCCCAAGCGGCTTTACGTTTTGCTGAAATTTCGGCCCTGTATTTTTCTCTATATTTTTTGTTCTCTTCTCTGACACGCTCCTTGTTCGCAAGTCTGTAGGCGCGAGCACGCGCTCTATGAACATCAAGGTTATTGGCGCGCAACCTTTTGGCTTGTTCCCTGAATTTTTCAGGGTTTTGAGCGTACTGCCTTTTCCTTCTCATGTTCCGGCAAGACAGGCATTCACCGCTAGGATAAATCCGAACATCAACATGCCCTTTCGGGCATTCCTTGCCGGTAAAATATTTCCATACGCCAAGCTCGCGGGCTTCAGAACGGCTTTTTGCGACTTTGTCAAACAAAGCATCAATAGACACTTCCCCCGACATCAGTTGGATTCCTCATCGCCATCACTCGCCATCGACGCGGCAGGGAAACGCTCGGAGATTTCCAACAGGAGATTATCCATCGCCACCCGCGTCACGCTTCCACGGCTGTAACGCTGTGAGGTTTCGCGGATCAGGGAGACGACGCCGGACATTTCGGCAGCTACGGCTGATTTAACGTAATCAGCCAAAACCTCGTATTGGTAATGCGGCTCGTTTGCGCTCTCACGCAGCAGATATAGCTTGTCGTCTTCGTCCATATCAGCCCCCGGTTAGGCGGTTGCGGAGAGCGGCGCGGGCGCGGCGAATGTCGCGCAGAAATACCGCAATCATAAATGTGTCAGGCGGCGTGCAGTTTTCATATCTCGCCTCTTCAGCACCAGCTAAATCAGCGAAAGGTTTTAGCGCCGCCTCCAGTTCCGCAATCCTTGCCTGATACTCACTGGCGCGGGTCTCTTGGTCGGCGTTGCGGGAGCGGTCCTGGTGCATCTTGGAGTATATTTTAGCGTGGTCTGTCACTTCCGCCCCTCCAGTTCCTCTAGCCGCTTCTGGGCGCGCAGAAGCTCGATTGACTTCGCCTCATACAGCCGACGCCAGCGGGCGGCTTCCTCTACCAGCCGCTCCACCTCCCCACCGCCACTATCCGGCCCGGTTTGCGGCCTTTCGTAACGACGGGCAAATTCGAGTTGCTGGCGCGCGTCGTCCCATTTCCAGATTTCTTGAAACATGGCTGCTTCTCCGCTTTGCGTTGTATCGCTTCTAACTCACGCAAACGCTTTTTCTCCGCGTGCTGTATCGCCGCCTCTAGCAGTTTCAAGCGCCGTTTCTCGGCCCTCTCGGCCTCGCTGGCGAGCCTTTTTGTTTCCCGCGCTAGTAGGCTAGCTTGCCGCTTTTCTTCGCGCTCTCTGGCCTTCTCTGCGCTGGCGGCGTTCTCAGCCTTCATGCGGGCGTAGCGAGCGGCGTCCGAGGCTTTCTTGCGGGCCTTGCGATAGATTGCCTGTTCTTCTGGCGACCGGCGCAACACCACATCCTCTGGCAAGCCAGCTTTGCGGCGATAATACCGGCGCTGCTTGGCGTTCTTATAGGCGCGGACCTGGGCGGGGTCGGACCAGTCCATTTTCAAAAGCCCCGAAATAGTTGTTGACTGCTAGGACCGACGGTCCTATAACAGGGACACAAACACGGAGAGACGACATGTTTACGTTCATCACCACCACCGCCGACGCTCAATGCGTTTCCATCCATCAGACGCTTGACGAAGCCCGCGAGTATGCGGAGAAGCTCGGCGCAACCCGCATTTTTGCGCACGACCGCGACGGCAAGCCCGCTTTCAAGCGCAATTCGCGCAAGCTCATTCTGACGAATGTCAACGAGGTCAAGGCTTGATCTCCGACCAATGGCAAACAGAAGGAAGCAACAATGAAAACTTATCAGATTGGATATTATAAGAAAAACAAAGACGAACACGGCAATTTTTTGCTTGTCAGAAATTGGGTGCGGATCGGGGAAGGTCTCAGAGACAAAAAACGAGCTTTCAAACTTGTTTTCTGGCTCCGCAAGCGCGGTGTTATGGCGTTCGCATTTTGACCCCCGACCAAATTGAAAAGGCAGGAAAGCAACTATACGGCGAGCATTGGCAATCAGCCTTAGCTCGCCGTTTGCGTGTTGACGCCAGAACCGTCCGCCGCTGGATAGCGGGAGACAGGCAAATTCTTGGCCCTGCCATCGTGGCGATTGAACTGCTGCTGAAGTATCCAAAAGAGCGGTAATCATTCAGCCGCCTCGCTAAACAGGCTTGTCGCGCCGCCCCATTGAAGCGCCATGGCTTCTCCGATTCCGGTGAAGGTCCGACTACGCTCTTTCCATCTATCCTCGCTTGGCGGCATTCGGTGGATGCGCTGTTCGCGGCCCTCGACCACGTTCGTCGGAACCAGCGGCGGCAACCCTTTCAGCCACAGACAGGTGGCCTTGGTTTCGGGGTGGCCAAACTGCCAAGGTTGCAGGGTCTGATCCGGCTTTCTCCAAAGGCTCGACATGATGCAAACCGGGTTTTCAATCGCAATCCGGGGAATGTCCGCCTTGGCCAGCCGCATGAAGAACGACACCGCCGCCTGTTGCCGGCCATCCATCCGCTTCGCCTCGAAATGACGCGCGCCGGAAACCGAAAGGTGCGTGCATGGCGGATGAAAAATCGCCAAGTCCCACGGATAGTCGAGAACGTCGCGCAGATCGCCTTGGTAATGCGGCCCTGGGACTTCCGTAGGCAGGAGGTCGCAAGACATGGCGTCGTGACCAAGCCGAATGAAGGCGTCGCGGACAACACCGGAAAATTCGCAGCCGACAAGGACTTTCATCAGATCGCTTCCTTGAAGAACCAACCGCCGCGCTTATCCACGGGGGGCGTCTTCCCCGTCGCCTTGCGATAGGCGTCCGCGTATTGGCTCCACTCTGGGCTGTCCTGCATGACGTATGTGCCCGACTGAGACGAAACCAGCGTTAATTCCGGCTGTGCGGCGTGGCCCTCAAAACGTTTTTTCTTGAGGAAGTTCACCGCATGGGCAGGCCGATACCATTCATTAGCCTTGCAGTATTCAATGAACTTCGGAATAGCCTTGGTAGCAAGCTGCCGCTCTGTGGCGTCAATCTTCTGCCACTGTTGCCAAGCTTCCAACTTCGACATGTTGGCGTCGGTTGGGTATGCTTTCCAGAACGCCTCGAAATCTTCCGTGTATGCGTTCTTCGCTGGCTTGGCCCGCATAGCCTTGCCGCCCGCTAAAGCCGCTGCAACCCTGCCTACAAGCTCGGGAGGGACGTTCGCGTTAACGAGGTCAGCAATCAGGTCGGCAACGTCGCTCAATTCACCGCCCCCGCCTCACGTCTTGCCCCATCGCCTCACGCAGATCGCGCGCGGTCTGTCTGCCCCTGTGAGCAACGCGCTTTTCCGTCGAGGCAATCCAGTCTCTTGTCGCTGCGATCACATCCGCGCACTGGTCGCGCTCGTCTTTCGTGAGGTGAGCGCCTGTGCGGAGGTGAGCCGTGACTTTGTCAAGGCTGTGCTTCATCGTGATAAAGCTGTAGCGCATTAGCCGACGTCCTTGTCTTTCAGGGCGCGGATGGCGGCGGCGCACCAACGCTTTCCGGCTGCGAAGTCTTTGTTTGTGTCTGGCAAGATCACTTCAATGTGCTGCGCCGCTTCCTCCAGCGCCTCGGCGCGGGCTCTCCGTGTCTCAATATCCAAAATCTGAGCGATATTGTCGCGTATCCCCTGCGCCTTCACAGCGGCGTCGAGAGTGGCCCGGATTTGCGCATTAGGAGACGTATATGTGTTATTCCATGTGCGCTTAAATGCGTTAATCGCATCTAGCTTCCAATCCACCATGTCACGCCTCCCGCTTGTGCATCTTCGGCGCTCATCTTTTGCCGTGACATTCCATCCGGTAAGGGGCGTCGGACGATCTAACCCACGAACCGCCGGCGGAGACGCAATTCGCAATCTGCGCGGTTTCTTGCCGGGCTTCCTCAATTTGACAACCGGCCATTGATAGAATCATCAGAAGAATAATAAGGCCGCCAAAGTTCTCATTGATCAGATTCATCACCGCCCCCTCGCCAGATCTTCGCCCATCGCCTCACGCAGATCACGCCCCAGCTTGAAAGAACGAACGATTTCGGACGCCTTCATTAGCGTAGGTCCGATAGGTTTTGGGTGCTGTTGAGCAAAATGTTCAAGCCGCAACGCCGCTTCCTCCAGCGCCTCGGCGCGGCCGTCAATATATCCTTCGTTGTAAGTCGCGTTAAAACGCTTCAATGTCACAACATCCGGCTTTTGCTCTCCATAAGCCTTCACAGCGGCGTCGAGAGCAGCGCGCATCAAGTCATCTGGAATACCGGCCGACCATTCCCTGTTGAGTAGCTTGTTCGCTGCGTCAATCGCCTCTTTCGTCCAATCCACCATGTCACGCCTCCCGCTTGTGCAGTTCGATGAGCGCCCGCACGATAGCCGCAGCCTCAGACCCGGTGAGTGACCGCTGAAATCCTTCAAGCTGCTCTGCGGCCTTCTCCAAGGCTCTCCGAACCGCGCTTCGCTGCCGGGATGCTGGCGTCCGTTTCCGGCATTGTGTCTCGCTCATTTTTCTTGCCCTCGATCATGGACACGATCCGTTGCGTCAGCGACGCCATGGCGTCAGGGTATTTGCCGCCCGCGACACGGCAGGCGTGAATGACGCTCGTATGATCCCGGTTAAACATCCCCCCGATAGCCGGGAAGCTGTTCCCGCTGAACTGGTAGCAAAGCGCCATGGCGAGTTGGCGGGGCTGAATAACCCTGTGGTTCCTCGCATCGCTCGCCATCTCGTCAAGCGTGATATGATATTCCCGGCAGACCTCGCGGATGATTTCCCGAGCCGCAATCTGCTTGGGCGGCGTCTTGCCCCTGACTTCAGGTTTGCCGACTCTACAACCATTAATGCGGAGCGAGACGGCCTTTGCGCAAATCTGCGCCTTGGGGCGATCAAGCGCCTTCGAGATTTCATCGAGCGACGCTTTCGCATTCCACATGCTGACGAGCTTTTCTGATTCCTCGTCTGACCAGCGCCGCCGAGCCGGAATATCCGCGCCACACGCTCTGAGCCACTGGACGCGCTTGCGAACTTGGTTCTGTCTCAGGCCCATGCGGAAAGCGACTTCAACAGCGGGAAGATGAGCACGAAACATATCGGCAAGTCTTGAGTCGTCTTCTGCCGTCCAGTTGTGTCTCTTGAACTCACGATCCATCACGCAGCCTCAACTTTGTTTTTCGTGGATACGATTAACACCGACATACCAGGAACATTCCCGCGCCTGATCGTGATTTCCTCGCAAAGCCTGTCGTTGGATACGACGCCCTGCGACTGCAAAAGGTCGTTCACGGCCTTAACGGTGTTATCAAGGTCGATCCGGCTTTTGTTCGTTACCGTGATCGTCAGGCAGTAATGGCCTTCGACAAATCCGGGCTTCTGAGCGTTCAACATCGCGCCGGCTTCCGAGACCCAAGCAAGATAAGCCTTGCTTTTAAGCGTCCGAGGCTTGCCTCCGACAACGACGTTCCGCCAGATGGCGTTGGCCGATATGGGCGGGGGAAGGTCTATCGCGGCGTATCCGCAGGGCTTGCGTCCGAGCATCAGAGCGATGCCTCCTGCTTGGCAGGCTTCGGCCTATCTACAAATAAATCTGTCTGCTTTAGAGCCTCGCTGATACGGCGGCAGGCTATGTCAAAATATTTCTCTTCAATCTCTATCCCTAGAAATCTACGACCAAGTTTGACGGCTGCTACGCCGGTTGTTCCTGATCCCATAAATGGGTCAACAATAGACTCACCTTGACTAGTCCATGTCTCAATATGGTCCGAAGCAAGTTTGTATGGCATCGGGGCTGGATGCCCTTTGGTATCTCCATTATATGGGTTAGAAATAACCCACCAATTCCTACGCAAACCGCATTCTGGAATTTCCCTGCCATTTCCGCTTATTTTTGTCGTTTCTCCTGTTGGCTGTCTGTCTGTGCCGTGCATTTTGCTTCCAGCCCATTTGTTCCTCCAATCCTTAATACCGTTGAAATGTCTCGGCTTTCCATTGCTAAACACAAACATATATTCAAAAGCAGGATGATACCTATTTTCGTCAGGGAACGTCACGCCTTCCTTACAATAAATCATTGTGTCATGGAGACGAAGACCGCACTCCATTGCTCGCAAAGCCTGCCTAAAACTTGTTCCTGACTCGCTACCATCGATTACCTGGTCGGCTACGTTCCAAACGCATACGCCGCCAGTACTAAGCCCGTTAGCTATGTGATTTATAACTGCAAGCGTGTTAACCGCTTCGTGCCCACCATAAGAACGCATCCCGTCATATGGTGGAGAAGTCACCACGGCGTCAAACTTGCCAACAGTCGGCAATATCTCGCAACAGTCGCCAAGATACAGCGTAACGCCTTCCGCCAATGTCTCAATGCGTTTCGCCATCACACCCCCGCCACCACAAACACCCGCGCATATCGTCCCGTGCGCGTCTTGCGCCTGCGATCCGTAGCGACAATCAGCCCGTCTTTCTTCAGTTCCGTGAGCCGGCCGGAAATGGCATTCGGCGGCTTGCCGAAAAGGTTGCTGATTTCGTCCGTGGTAATCCCAGACGAGAACCGGCGCATTGCGATCCGGTAAATCTGCTCTCGGAGAGCTGCCCGAAGTTCAGCAGCCGTTGCCGCGTAGGCTTCTGAGCTTTCGGGATTGCCGCCGTGGCGACGGGCGCAGGGGTCGGTCATGCGAACAAATCCCCTTGGCCAATCGCGTCCGCGTAGAGCGAAAGAAGTTCGTTTTCCTCGCGCCTGGCGTCAGCAGCCTTTTTGCGAGCGGCGACGATCTTGCGAACGATCTTGGCGTCGAAGCCGACGCTCTTGCACTCGGAATAGATTTCCTTGCGCGCTTCCTGCTCGCCGCGTATCGTTTCCTCGACGCGCT